GGCGGTCCAGTTATTGGTGTCGGTCTAAGCATAGAGCGTGGTGTTGGGGATATATACGAAGGCGAAGTGTATCGCGGTATCGAATCCATGGCCCCTGCATCTATCCGCAACGGTCTGAAGTCTTTCCGCTTCGCCACAGAGGGCGCAACAACACGCCGTGGCGATCCAATTATTGAAGACATTAATCCATACAACGCAGTTATGCAGGGGCTGGGCTTCGCACCACAAGCCTATATTCAGCAGCTTGAGGCGAACAAAAACGCTCGCCGCCGCGAAGATGCTATAGACAGCCTCAGAGGTAAGCTACTGCGCCGCCGCAACATGGCGATCCGTGAAGGTGATAGAGACGAGCTAGAGAAGGTGGAACGTCTTATTGAAGAGTATAACGCAGGGCTACCGCAAGATGCTGATGTCCGTAAGAAGCGGATCACTGGAGAGACAAAGCAGCGTTCCCTCAGAACATTCGGCAATACAACTGGAAACATGCGTGGTGGGGTTACAACCACAGACTTTTCTAGGAGCGTGCTAGATCAGTACGACCTAAAATAAAAAAGCCCCGCATAGTTTTATATGCGGGGCAGTATGAGTGGAGAACAACACTGAGAACAATGTCGTAATGAGGAATGTATCACACAGTTCGCCATACGCGTAAACCTAATTTTTTGTTTTCAACGCAGACCTGCATGTCAAATTCCCATTTCTTGCGTTCTGCGAGCTTCTGTAGTTGATTTTTAGCCTTCTCGGTATTGATACATGGGACGAATATAGACGACTTAACACCCATATCGTCCCAGTTTACCGTCACCCGCAACCCGTCAGGGTTCAGGTCATCAATCTTTAGTACCTTCTGGTCCATCATCATGCCCCATCTCTGTAAACTTCATCTCCAGCACCCAATCAGGTGGTAGGTTGAAGTCCGTGCCTTTAGTCAAACGCTTCTTAATGCGCTTGGCCCCTAACTTTTCTTTCAAGTCATCTACTACGCCTTGATAGTTTATTTGCTGGTCAATACACCACTCTCGGAACGGCTTGAGACGCAGGAACAATAGTTTGGTATCTGGCTCGTAGCGTGCAATCAAAGTATTGCGGGGCGTTGCACCGACTGGAACAAGTTGATCTAGCCCATTGTCATGCTTACCACGCAAGTCCTCAGTGCTTTCGATCTTGAGCATGTTGTTGTAGTTTTCTGACAAGTAGTTGTTGAGTGTTTCAGTGACGGATGCTCCTGTGTCGCTGACGTAGTTGCGACGAGATATCAACTCACCCACAACCCATCTGTACACTGAGGCTACATCGTAGTTTACGAGGCCCAACTTTTTAGCGATCATCAAACCAGCGATAATCGCGGCGTTACCGTTCGTCCAGAACCGATGCTCCGGTCCAAGACCTGCGGACTTGTCTAGGCGTACACGTACAGAGTCTACTATCTTGCGTACTTCGTCTTTGTTGTTGATGACCCACTGTATATACTCAATGCCGATATGTCCGTAGTTCGATTTAAAATCTTCTATGAGGTTGGCAGTGGCAGTATTGTCGCCTTTGGTAAAGTTCATCATCTTCACGTTTAGCTCAAACATCCGCAACATCTCTGCTTTCGGCGTTGCCTTATGCCGACCCAAGATTTCCCATGCGCTGGTGTTGCCTGAACTCAAAGCAAGTAGTTGCCAAGGCTTACCCCGAGCGCGTTCGGTATTGCCATTAGCGGACATGCGGTTTTTCTGCCGCCCACTGGATACTTGGTAGGTGTAGTCAGACATCTGTTCGCCGTTTACGTTCGTCATCTCGTCAGACACCAGCGGAATATTGTGCATCACCTCGCCCCTTAGCATACGAGCGTTGTGCGTATCCTCTTTGCTGTTCATCAGTTCATCAGGGCTACCCCAGATACCGATAGCTGCCATTTGTGCAGTTGTTTTACCAACACCCGAACCACCATATAGGTGTATAGACATACTATTGAGTCCTGTGACTGCCATCAGCGGCGAGCCAAAACCGACACCGACAACGTATTGGTGTAGCTCGTACCCCGGTTTGTTGTAAAAATTAAGTAGGTCAAGGTTCTTCTCGCGCGTACCTTTCGGCTCGAACGCACCTATCAGCCCTGCTGTTGCAGACGAAGGTGGGTTAAACTCCACGTCTGTCGCCGTGACTAGCTTGTCGCCCAGCACAAAAGATTCCATCTCGTCACCGACCCAGCCGAATTGGCGGTGCGCTTCATCAGCCATAGTAGTGCGTTGCAGTTCGTCTATCCATTTTGTTGTGTATACCATTAGTTTATCTAACGCCTTCCCCCATGCGGTTACGCCTTCCTTAGCCATGCACTTACGGAACTCCTCACGAGAAGTTACATGTGTAAGTGGTACGTTGAATTGACGTACACCATCTCTCGGAAGATGTAGGCGAAACACTAACGTCTCGCCCAGTTCAAAATCATGCAGTCGCCGCGTGATGTAAATGTCGTGATGGTAGATTAATTCTTCCTCAACATCCCCATCAGCATTGCTACTACGCAAGAATACGCCCCCTGCTGCACCACGAAAATACGGCTTGGGGTATTCTGGTATTTCAAATTCTTCGGACTTCTTTACACCAGCCTTATTGATAGATGCGGACACCGTGACTTGGCCCTCGGACTCCCGAATACGTTTACCCAGTACAATCGGTGATTTGATCTCGCCCCACAGAGGGCAGTCACGGCAGGTGCCTTCGTTCAATTCGTCAAAACGCGCACAGGTGTATGGCCCTTTGATCTCGTCCAACTTCTTGCGCATCTCTGCTTCGTTATAGTTGGGGTGTCTGTTGGATATTTTTTCTGCGCCTTTGTCACCATCTACACAGAACTTAGCGATAGATAGCCCTGCTCTCCACAAAGGTTCGCTCACCTCAGATTGGTTCATGGCGATATATTTTAACTGCTCACAACCCCGCCCTTCGACGGTTTTGTTAATGATAGTCTTAAAAACATTCTCAGAGTTGTCTGCGTAGGCTTCGTAAAGCGCGTCAGTGCCTAGATCAAGCGTAGTAACTGGCATCATAACCACGCCCAGCTTGGACGTAAATTCTTCCAGCGCAATAGGCTCTGGCATGGACACGCCAAAGAAATCCACGGACAGTGGTGGATCGCCCTTATAGTTGTGTGTGAATGGTACGCGTAAGATACGGACTACGTCAGCCGTAACCGCAGGGTCAGCGAGAAAACCATTATCGGCACAAGCCCGTTTCAACCGCTGGGCTTCGAGGAACCACCGCTCTGCCGAAACTGCTTCGGTAAGGGGCCAGTATACATGCACCCCATTGCCGCTGTTTACCATCATGGGTTTAGGCAGGGACAACTTCTTACAGAAAGCTCGTAGGGCATCAATCGCTGCTTTCTGCGTGGGATATTCTTTCGACGGGCCGCAATCTAAATCGAGGAAAAAGGATTTCAACTCGTGTGCGTTCGGGCCTTTACGGTTAGTTGGCTCTTTAAATGTACTAAGGGCGAAGTACGCGTCATACCCATCCGCATCGAGCTTGAGTGCGGCACGCTCTACTTCCTCAAGGGTATCGTAGAACTTCTGTGTGCGAGTGTCGTCTCTACTCCTAGCGGCGAATACGCAGTAGTGGCCTTCACTACTTAGTACCCCCTCTAAAAATTCTAATGTTTTCATTGCTGCTGCTCCAAAGTGTGCCGTGGTGGGTTGAAAGGACAAAGCCCCACCACGGCAATCTACCGTTAACTAACGACTAACCGCTAAATCAGTCGTCCCAATCGTCAACGATAGATGAAAGGTCCGCCTCTTCAGAAGAGGGAGCAGCTACCTCTTTCTTCTTGGCGACCTTCTTAGGCGCAGGTGCTGTCTCCCCGATGTCCACCTCATCGTCAGCAACTGCGCCATCTCGAATTGCCTGTACCTTATCTGTTTGGGATACAGTCAATGTTATTGCTTTGATAGCATCTTCGCTATCTTTTGAAGCTACCGCTTGCTGTAGCTCTTCTTCTGACAGTGGGCGCACGGCCTTAAAGAGTAGCTTCGGCGTGGCGCTATTCTCGTCAAAAGTTATCTGTGTGACCACGGCGATGGACGGGGTCTTATGCGCTTTAAGGTACTTAGCGTATGCTTGCATACCCATCTTGCCATCCTTCGCGTCACCGAAAATAGATGTAGCAGGGAGCTGTAGTTGGTAGACCTCATCCATGTTGCCTTCAAGAAACACAGCGATACGTTGGTTGAAACGGCAAGCACGGCTCTCACCTTGGCCCGAACCCTTAATGTTCTGTGGGCAGTCCATGCAGCGAGATGCTTGGCGTTGGTCTGCGGGAACCTCGGATGCAGGTGCTTGTGTGTCTGCCGACCAGCAAGTCGGTGCTGACGGGTTCTCAGCGTCATATGCACCGGAGTAGTAAGTGCGAGACAACTTAGCGGCGTTAAGGATAACGACATTCAAGAAGCCATCACTCTTTACGTTGACTTGTTCGCCGCCAACCATTTCGCGGAAGCGACCACCACGCAAACTGATTCGACGTGCGCCGCCACCGCCAGTGCCGCCTGACAGGTTATCGTCAGTGTCCTGTAGTTGCTTGAAAAGATCGCTGCTTGCGAGGGAGTTGCCGCCCTCAAATAGTGTCATGTCCGACATATTATTCTCCATTGGTTTCTGATTTTGAGGCTTTAGATTGCCCTTTTGCCGCGTTCTTTGTCAACGCAGTATCTACTTCGCTTAGTCTAAACCGATAGACTTCGCCGATTTTGATGTAAGTATCGGGGGGTATATGCCCCGACTTAATCCAGTTACGGATAGTTGTTATAGATACTTGGAAGTACTTAGCGACTTCCGGCGTACCTACATACGGTGTTTCAGTATCGTTCATTTTTTCCTCACAGAGATGACGTACTCCGAGTCCACATTTAACCCTGCGGGTAATATATCAGGGTTCTCTTCTATGAACTGACGTACATTGGTTTGATTGAGACGTTTCTCAAAGAAGTCGGGAAGATTATGCTCCATAATGAACGCGTGCATAGAAGACCAATCGCTTGTCCAATACCGTTGCTTGATTGTACGATAGAATAGCCCTGATGCTGTACGCACGCTATCCACGCCTTGATCTTTGCAATAATCCAACAAAGCACGTTTGATCTTATCTTGCTGTTCTGCAAGACTACCGTCTTCTTCTTTGAACTTGGCCGATATTTCTGCACGCTTTTCGCGTATCTTTGTGTAAGCACCGACGAGCTTTTCGACAGGAATTGTCATAGCTGTTCTCCGTTTTATAGTTATGTTTACGACATATAGTAACTTATACTACCTAGTCAAGCAATTCTTTGTATAAATCTATCATCGCTGTGTGTACGTTGATGCGCTCATCTAACATACGATAAATCCGCTTTTCCGCAGGAGACCCAGCCAGTTGAATTACAGTGCATTTGTGCTTCTGACCTGCACGGTGGATACGTGCGTTAGCCTGTGCGTATGTCTCAAGAGAAGATGTTGGTCCCCACCACACGATTGTATTAGCCGCCGTCAGTGTTACACCATGCGCCGCACTTTGAGGTTGGATGACCAGCACGCGAGGATCAGGATCGTTTTGGAACCGCTGGAATATGTCTGTGCGATTACCCGCAGAAACATCTCCCCGTATGACCTCAGTAGTAACGCCGTCTTTGCGTAGCCTTTCGGTTAGCATATCTATCGTGTGTCTAAACGGAACAAACACCAGAACCTTCTGGCTGCTCTCGTCTATTGTTTCTTTGAGGGCTTGGTAGCGGTTCTTAATATCAAACTCCACCGAATCGCCATCGTCGGTGTAGACTGCACCCGCACTGATCTGAAGTAGTTTGTTCATGTTGATCGCAGCATTTGCTGCTGTCACGGACTCGCCAGCTACTTCCATCATCATCTTCTTACGCAGAGTATCGTAGTACTTCTTCTGCTGCGCGGTCATTTCGACGAAGCGTTTGCTGTAAACCATGTCGGGCAGGTCAAGACATTCGTCTTTGGTAAACCTGATCGCAGGTTGCAATGCTCGAAACACTGTGTCTTTGGAATTTTCTTTCGGCTTATAAGTGAACTGTGTCACCTTCCACATCACCATATCACGCCATGATCCAAAGAACCTCGGCACGGCCATGGGGTTGACTAACTTAGCTAGGCCATACGCATCAACAGGACTTTGTGCAGCGGGAGTACCCGTCATCATCCACAGCCAATCGTCCTCACCGACCAGCTTGTTCAGTGTCTTCCATCGTTTAGTCTGCACATTCTTGTAGTGTGTAGCCTCGTCAACAATAAACAAATCAAAGCCACCTTTGGCAATCTCATCGCTGACAACCTCGACCCCATCGTAGTTGATGATTACGAACTCTGCCCCACTGTTGATGATCTTCTTGCGCTTCTCTTTGCCACCGTGCGCTACATCTACCGTGCGGTGCATAGCAAAGGAGAACAAGTCTGCACGCCATGCACTGTCCATGATCGACAGCGGGCATATAACCAGCACGCGTTTAACCTTGCCTTGGGTCATAAGATAGTCTGCGGCCCAGATAGCCGATGCAGTTTTACCTGTACCCTGCTCGTTAAAGCAGAATGACTTCTTGTTCATGGTCATAAAAGACGCCGTGTCTTTCTGGTGATCGAACGGCTTGTACTGTCCCGGCCAGCTATAGCGTTTAGTTATAGGTGACGGTACGTTTATATTTAATCCTTTTAGGGTATGCGCTTCGTCCACGCCCCAGTTAACGACGACTTTGTTCATTGGTAATTCCTTACTTTTAGGGATTACTGCTGTGATTTGCTTAGGGTTACGAACCTTCAGCAGTAATGCTTTATCCCGTAGAATTTTCATGTTGTTCTCCGTGGTAGTGAGACACTACCGTTTCTTCTTCGGGCTGCTCATAGCCCCACCCGCTGCGCGGTTCTTTTTGCGGCTTTGTATTTTTACACCGTCTTTATTTGTCCCGCCTTTACTCAGCGGTTTCTTGTGGGCAATGTCTTTGCCTTCTCGTTTGTCGGCCTTGCCGTTCTTGTTGGCATCTTTGCCTGTCTTATCCATCTTACGCCTAGCCTTCTGGCGCTCCATGCGGTCTTCGTGTTCGCCGCGTTTCTTCTGCTGCTCGTACTCTTTCTTATACGGGCGAGGTTTCTTTGTGTATGGCATCAGTTTGCTCCGTTATGTGGGCATTCGGTTACTTGGCAGTGGCGTTTGCAAAGGCCAGATGGACGGGGGTTCCATACATCTACCTCAAACGCTTTCTCCATCTTAGCATAGTTTGCTAACCATTTGCTCCAAAGAAGTTGTTGTAAGTCGATTTCGTATTCTGCTTTGACAAGGCTCTTAGCTACCACAAACAACAGACCTGCGTTCAGCTTTGTAACTTTCGGGTAGTGCTTGAAGATCGTCAGCGCCATCAACTCAAGCTGCCCCTTGTCGGCATACTTGGCAGACTTGCCTGTCTTATAGTCAATGATCCAACCTACACCTGTTTCCTCGTCGATGATCGCAAGGTCAAC